CCTAATCCTAACTTAACTCTACCTTCTCGAATGTTATCGAGCATATCTATTGCCTCGCTTGGCTCACAGAAATAATTTTTTACGCTCATATTTATTTTTTTATACGTTTAGCCATTCCTTCATTAGTTCTTACCCAGCCATCGTTTAATAGTTCTTGTATAGCTTCCTTATCATTCGGTGTTGGCTTCAAATGAAAATCCACACCCCATTCACCTTGCAATAAATCAGCATGACTATGCTCAACTTTTTTAGGTTGATGTGTTAAAAGCCATCTAAAAAAGTGTTTGCTCATTTTATCCATCGCTAAATCATTCAATTCTTTTTCGTGGTATTTTTCCGACATCAGGAAATTTAAAAAAGATTCTTTTAGGTTGTTTAAGGAAGTTGAGTAAGTTGTGATTGCCCTGTTAACTGAAAAGTCATTACTAAAAACGTATTTACCTAATTCAACTACTTCATTAGAAAAATCCTTTTTTAAATTCTTATCTTCTCTTATCTTCTCTTCTCTTATTGCCTTTTCATTCGCTTTCGTTTCGGTTAGCGAATCATAACCGATTGGGTTATTTTCGCTTTCGTTTCGCTTTTTTGGTCTACCTCCTAAACTTCCATTATATTTATTAGTGTTTGACTTCAACTTTCTATCGTTTTTCTGCTCATCTAAAAAGTTAATTACAATGAAGCCATCTGTTGTTTTTAGTATATTGTTTTTAATTAATAAATCAATTAATTCAACATCATTTCTAAATCTCTTTTTGAGTTTAGAAACTTCTAAAATACATTCATTACTCCAATAGTAAGCACAAATGTTTATAAAAAGTCCTTGAGTTTCGTAACCCTCTAATGTAATATCTCCATCACTCCATTCAGAGCAAAAGAATTTAAAATAAGGTAGTTCTTTAGCCATTGTAAACCTCCTTATCTTCAATAAGATTAATATGAGTTCTTAAAGTCTTTGCGAATTTAATAGCAGTTGATTTGTCAAAGCAAATGAACGCTGGCATATCCCCCATATCAATTTCCATATAGATTTCATTGTCTGCATTAACATAGCATGTAGCTTTGTGCTCTTGCGTTTGACTTTCGTCTGTTCCGTAAAAAATAATTTTTGTTCGTGCCATAATAATAGAGGTTTACTAAACCTATAAAAATAAGTAGCCGCTTCGGGAGCAACCGCGACAGGAGTACGAAGTCCTTTATAGTTGCTGCCCGATTAAGCTGTTTTTAAATATCTTAGTGATTTTCGTACTTAGTCGCTAAGAGATGCACAAATATAACAAATTAATCCTTTCGCGTTTCGTTTTTATCAATCTTTTTGAGTAGTTCTTTTTCGATGTCGATTGAGAAGTGATGCGCATAATTTAAGCACGTCAAAATAACGTCTGCTAATTCTTCGCCTAAATTGTTTTCTTTGCCTTTACGTTTAAGTAATGATTCATAAATAGCCTCTTCAACTTCTTCTTCAATTTTACGAATGAATTGTAAGTCTGTTGTTTCAGGTGTTATGTAACCACGCTTCACAATAGAAGCGTAGTTACGTTTGATTAGTTCTTGCATATTAGAATAGTGTTGATTGTGATTTTTCCAATACAGCACTCTGCACATTCTTTTTAGCTTGGTTGTAGTAGCTTTCTTTTAATTCAAAACCGATAGCTTTTCTATTCATTTTAACTGCTTGAAAAACCTCTGAACCAATACCCATAAATGGAGTAAGTACCGTATCACCTTCATTAGAATATAGTAAGATCAATCTTTCAATAGTATCTAATTGCAAAGGACAAATATGCTTTTCGTCATTTTCTTCTCTGCCATTTCTATAACCTTGCAATGTATTTCCGTAATCAATATCCATCCAAACTGGAGAAGCTATTTTTTGCCACAAATCAACTGGTATATTTGTGTTTGTTACTGGATTGGTTCTTTCTCCATCTTTTCTAAATACCATTACATAGTCAGGTATTCCAACGCGGCTCATAGTACTATCTTTTTTTACTTGCTTATGAAGTAAACCAAGCGCCTTAGTTCTTTGCATTTCAACAACAGGGTCTTTCCAAATCGTTATACGTGAATGATAAATAAATCCAGCTTCACTAAATGCTTTTAAAAGTAAGCCGCTAAAGTCGCGAAGTCCTATAAATCCTTCCTTTCCTTTTTGTATAGGTAAGTCCATGCAATGAACAGCTACATTTCTACCGCTTTGCAAAACTCTGTAAAGTTCCTTTATTAAGAATCCAAACTGAATCAAAAATTCATTGTAATCTTTGCTATTACCCATATCTTCTAAGTGGCTTGAGTAGGTGTAAAGTTCAGCGAATGGTGGAGAGAATACACTTAACCCTACCGATTCGGTAGGCACATCTTTAATTAACTGGATGCAATCACCGCGTTTAATGTGATAGAATTCATTTGTTTCTTCTGTTGTGTCAACATTACCGACATTCATCAGTTCATTGTTTAGGTTAGCGTTAATCGCTTTGCTCATTTCGTCTTGCATAAGTTCAAATTGTTTTTGTTTGTTATCTATTGATTGTTTTACGTTTGCCATCGTATCGGTAGTAATTAAATGAATGTTCACTTCATTCTTTTGCCCGAACCTATAAGAACGTCTTATTGCTTGGTATAATCCCTCAAAGCTAAAATCTAAAGAAGCAAATATTTGATTTCGGCAATTTTGATAGTTCATACCAAATGACGCTATTTTTGTTTTGGTTATAAGCACTCTGAATTCATTATTTGCAAAACCTAAAAGCATTTTTTCTTTGTAATCTGAACTATCTGAACCTTTAACCTCAACAGCATCAGGTATTAGTTTCTTTAAGTATTCGCCTTCCTCATTTTGCTTAATCCATATGATGAAGTTTTCATCGCTATTATTCACCAACGAAATAGCATCTTCCATTCTTTCAATCTTAGTTAACCTCAACTCTTGATTAAAGTTAGTAGCCGAAATAATAGCATCATTAAATAGCTGACCGTTATCGCGTTTAGGTGTTACTATTTTACGTTCCAAAATATTAAGAGTAGGTAAATTATAACCTTCCATCGTAAATCCTATATCCTGTGGCTTATTTAACATTATAGCCCACGTACCAATAAACTGGTAAAATGTTTTTACAGCGTGTCCTTTCAATCTCCATTTAGCTGTTTCACCACCATCATGCACAAAGTACATTGCAAGCATTTCATTTCTACCCATAACATCTAAGAACTCGCTATGGTTTCCAAGTTCCATCGGGTCATTTGGCGATGGTGTTGCGGTGCAAGCCAGCTTGTAAGGAGTATTTTTAAACTTATCAATGATATTCTTTTTTGTTTCTCCTTCAAAGTTTTTTAAAATAGAACTTTCATCTAAAACAATACCCGAAAAAATAGAGCAATCAATATTATCAAGTTGCTCATAGTTTTGAATTACTATGTTAGTGGTGTCTATTCCGAATCGTTTAGCCTCGTTTAATGTTTGCCCTTTAACAGCTAAAGGTGCAAGTATTAGCACTGGTTTATTGGTATGTTCTGCAACCTTCTCGGCAAATGTTAATTGCATTAATGTTTTACCTAAACCACAATCGGCAAATATCGCATACTTACCAGCCTTTAAAGCCCTCTTAACTATAAACCTTTGAAAAGGAAATAGGCTTTTATTAAGTGCATCATCAGGTAATTCAAAGCCGCTCTCAACGTGCTTTTTTTGTTTCTGTTTTAAAAATTCTAAGTAATCCATGTTTATTTGTTTTTGTTTGTTTGAAAATTTAACCCTGCATGAATCTCGCACACACTTTTAACCTCCGATTGTATCCATTACTCTTCGGCTAATGTTCTGTAATTAAACTAAGGGGAAAGAACGTCGTTTGTTTGATTTTTCAAATGTAGTATTTTATTTTGATTGTGCAAACTTATTATTAAAGTTTAGTAAAATAATTTAAATTGTTCATCAAAATAAATATCATGCACCGCGTTTTTATCTGTGCATATTTTTACCCCGTTAAAGAACTCTATTAAGTAATGTGTCCTATCCTCTTGCAGAATAGTAACAAGTTCGCGCTGCTTACACCAATAGCCTTTCTTCATATTACACTTCTTTATATTCAAAATATTTAACCAGTATCTTGTATTTGCCTGTGCGCTTTAAAAACTCAATGCACGCATCCTCAGTTAATTCATTATTAAAGTGTTTAATTTTTACATCTGAGCCGCTAATATAATTCTTTCGCTGCCAAGTTTTACGGCTTAATTGTTTTGTCGCCCCTCGTAAAAATTCAGCGCAGTACCCTGTTGTGGTGTAATTGACACCTAAGCCATTCTTACGACACTCCGCAGCAAATTCATTAGATGAGAAAAACTCATTCATTGCAATTAATGATTTTTGAAAAATTACTTTTCTCTCGTGTGAATGTTGTTTAGTTATAATTTGATTTTCCATTTTGCTTGTTTTTAATTGTTTAAAATTTAGTAAAGTATTCAAGTTGCTCGTGAAAGTAATCGTTTGCCAGCTTAATTTTAGATAGCATCAATTCAACATCGGCAGGAACTATATCCCACGTCTTGGTGAATAAACCAAAGTCATTCGGCACTCTACTATCAAACCAGCACAAAGTACACTTAGACGCGTTGCGAAGGTAGGCATCGCTTGTAATTTGCCAATAACGATTAGACAAATTTTGTCTAATGCTTTCAACACTTTCAGCACAACGAATCTCAGTTAAGTGGTTAGCTGTGTTTAAACATTTCACTTCCAAAGCAGAATCAATCTCACGAATCCAGCCGTCAGATGAACCTCCGTAGTTCATACCTTCGATATAGATAAACTTCGTTTCAATAATTTCAAAGTTGTGCATCTTAGAAAGCCATTGTTTAGCCAGCGGTTCGTTGTCAATACCCCATTGCATAGCCTTGTTTACTGGCACTTCCTCAACTATTCCCGTTAAACTCTCGGCCACCTTCTGCATGATGTACGTT